ATACTTGCAATCCTTGCATCGTATCAATTCTCCGTGATTGTCATTCCATTGATAGTCTGATCCCAATTCGCCACCAGTCCAGTAGGACTCAATGAATTCAACCTTGCGCTTTTGCCGTGTTTCACTCATTTCACTTCACCTACTTTCCCAATCAATGCGTTTTCCGCACTCATTGCAGTATCTCATTGACTCTGTGATTAAAACCCCACATTTCCCACACACATGGACTGGATACCCAAAGTCATTCATCCTTATCACCTTTGGCTTTACTGCTTCATGCTCTTTCAGCAGATCTTCAGCCATTTCTTTCGCCCACGGGTCAACATCAATTGCCGTTTTGATATGATCAATCAATGATTGCACAGGCACTTTATGTTCTGTCATTCCCACTTCACCTTTCTCCCACATTCCGGGCAGAAATTGCAGTATTTCTCAACTACTTTAGTTGTAATATCATACCTTCCAACACATCCGCACTCGTATCCTTGATTCCCACAAATGAGGCTTCCGTGCCCATCATCAACAGGCTCAATAGGTTCTTGCTCTTTCAGCAGAACAATAGCTTCAGAACAAACAAGAACCCAATAATCCGCTCGTGCTTTCATAAAAGGGTCATTGACTATTTGCTCTAACCCGTTGATAACCTTCTCCCTATCTGCCATGCTTGCCTCCTATTTGTCTCGTTCACTATCCCCTGTTCTTCTCATGCACCACGTGGAAGTCGGTGATCTTCTCCAGCGTCTCAATGATCACTCCGCACTTCTCGCAGACTCTTCTGCGGAAGATCCCGTTATACTCGTTCCTCGTTTCTTTTACTCCTGCCCGTATATATTGCTTGCAGTTTGGGCATTGAAAGTGCGTAGGTTTATGCATACCATCCTCTCCTAGGTGTCGATGTAATTAATCTTTAATGGCATTACTTCTCTACCGCACCAAGGGCAGTAATGGAACTCACATCTTTTCATGGTCTTGCTCTTCCGTCTGCTCCGGCTCGTACTGCCATGATAGTAAATAACCTTCTTCCAACAGTACGGGCAGTGAAATGTAATGCTCGATGGATGCTTGTCATTCTCAACCCATACCTTTAAATCTTTATCTACCCATTCTTCACACCAATCGTCTTCGTCTTTTTCATCCGTCTTTGGACAACAGTAATCTCTGTCACCGTTCTTCCAATTCTTTGTGCAGTACTCTCCGTCATACATCCGACAGTTTCCGCAGCATTCTCTTCCGTCACCTTCAAGATGATCGATATCCTTTGCGGTGACACCAGGTGGATATCCGTTTTCAAACACCTGTTACACCATCCTTTCCGGTGGAGTAGGAAGATCCATCCATGCGGTTACTCTGCTTCCAAGGTACATAGCCGTTTTCCATTTTCTACCGTCCCACTTGCCGATTGTAATATCACGTACATATGCAATGTTCATGTCCAAGCCATATACTTTGTGTTCTACATACACAAGCACTTTTTCAAATGTGTCAGGCATTGCATCATTGACAGAAGTCCACTTATTCTTCATCTCTCGCTAACCTTTCTTCTTCTGCTATGTCCCTCGCATCATTGAGTCTATCCTCAATTTTCCACGCCATCGGACAATCACTTGGATCCAGTTTCTCCTCACCACTGAACTTCGGATAGTACTTTTCGCAGATTGTTTTATATGGGCAGTACTCACGGCAGTTCATTTGATCACCCCTATAATCACTTTAATAATCTCAACTGTCCGACAATCGGATTAAACAGTAGAATGTTTCCTTTAACTGCCCATGCGACTTTGTGGGCATTGTCTCTTTTCCTTGTCCTCCAGGCATCATATGGACTGTTGCTCCATCGAGGAAACATGCCGGAGATACCGACAAGGTATTCCCCGTTCTTTTCAATAATCAGTGATGTCTGTAATCTGATATCAGTTCTGCTTAGTGATTTCATTTCCGAACTTTTCCTTCAGCTGCTGGCATAACCATTCATTCTTGCACTTCACAACAATTTTTCTTGTCTGAATTTCTTTATTAAAAATAGCTTGCTCGTTCACGCTAAGTACAAACTCCTTGCACTCCTCGCAGCACTCAAACGGCAAGCTTTTCTCAATAGTCATTATTCATTTTCTCCTCTCTTAAAATAAGTCTTCCATTTCAACAGTGGGTGGAGTTACATTTTCCGTAAGCATCCTGTCCTCTATGATCGTTGTTACTACATCGATCATTTTCATGATATATGGACACTGTGGATACTTTTTGATCACTGCTCCTGCCTGTTCCCAAAAGCTACCCCATGACTCTTCCGTGTTCGCCATGAGGTAGTTTTTGTCGAACAGAACGTACATATCAGTCCACAGATTCCTGATCTTCTGCGGTACGTTCGTCATTGTCCTTTACCCCTTTTTCGCTCTGCTTCTTCTCGTTGTACATTACACTGAGAATGTCAACGATCAGACCAAGGCTGATGTTGATGTCGCAAAGCAGATTGGAAATCTCGACTCCCTTGTCATTGAGTCCACTTGTGGCTTTTCTAACTTCGTTCATCCGCTCAATTGCCAGTTTAATTTCATCACTTCTGCTCTCAGGGATCCCTTTACCGGTCTTTTCGTCAAACTTCATCGTCTTCATCCTCCTGTGCTTTTTGAATGATTTTATCTAGTTCTGCTTTCATCTTGTCGGAAACATGCTTTCCGTAGAGAATTACGCATCCTGCTCCTGCAATGAACCCCATAATGAAGAACCAAATCATGCTCTTCGATTCCACCTTTCGATCGTCTTTTCTGCCGACCAGTGGAATCCACAGGTTGCTCCGCATCCTCCGGCATCCATTTGGCAGCAGATCGTGTATAAATCCATGCTGAATTTCTCATCCCACAGTTCTTCCTGTGTGAACATTTTCGGAGCCGTAGTCGATCCGCAGAACGGGCAAGGCTTCAATTCCTTATTCATGCTTCCTCCTCAGTCGCAACTCGTGCCGATGTTCATATATGCGAACTCATTGTCAAACCACATGCTATACACGCCGTATCCGCACTTCCAACACGTTCCGGTTCCACCGGCTCTGCTATCCAACATTTCAAGCAGTTTATCCTGTGCATCCACGTATTGCATTCCCTTGAGTGCTTTCAGTTCAGCATCGGAAAGTCCGCTGATCCGCATGGTCTGCATTCCACCATGCCTTTCTATCCTTTCGGTCTTGAGTTTTTCCATGTTTTTCACCTCTTATAGACAGTTCCTTTAATGGTTGATTCAGTTTCAACGCCATCAATTTCTCCGATGAATTTTCCTGCTACCTTTTGAGTTAAACGCTTCACACCGACAAGATAAGAAATCCGTGTCTTAATTGCTGACGGGTTTCTTTTCAGTTTCACTGCCATAGCAATTTCAGGAATATTCATACAAGCCATTTCAATTAGTTCATCATCTTCTTTTTTTTCCCAACGCTTGTTTGTTCTATCTGTTGAGTCAAGAAATATCTCAGCAATGTATTTCCATCCATATATTTGAAGTTCTAATTCTTCTATGTAATGAATTATTTGAGGAACATTCTGCCTATATGACATTAATTCATTGATATTTCCCTTATTGTTTCTTGTGATGTTTGCAAGTGCAGTTTCAAACGATTTGTGATCCGGTGGATTCTCTAAAGCATAGAATGCTACTTTGGCATCAAGCCTTTCATCCATTTCGTGAGTTGAAAGGCCAATAGAATCAAGTAATTCCATCTGTTTATTGAATTCTTCCTCATTATCCAGTACATCAATAGCCTTGTTGAATATTTCTCTAACAGGCTCAAATGTTAATGAGGTTGCTTCCTTTAATGTCACTTGAATTCCCCTTTCAAATACTTGATCACTCTGCTTGGAGTCTTCCGCTTATCACAGAATCGGAACTGTACACCATACCTGGAAGTCATCGTCATCAATGCTTTTCTGAATACCTTCGGATCGATCTTTGTCATTGGATCCCCATACCGGTGGAATTGATTACTGCTTTTCCATCTAGGAACTTCCCATAAATCAACATTTCCGAATGGCGGTTCCTCTTCCACCAGGATGATCAACTTGATTCCTTGTTCCTGTGCTCGGATGCATTCTGCTTTGAATCTTCGGTGGTCATTGCTCATAACATCCTTGCACAGTTCCATGATGTCCATCTTCGTATCAATCGATATATTTCCAGTTGGAGTCTCGCCGTCATCACTCAACATATAGTCACCAACGTTAAGACATTTCCGTACAATCTCGATTCCGTTTCGCTTACAATAACTTTCAATATTTTTATGCTTGCCTACTTGATTTCTCGTGTCCTCGATCAGATACAATGCATCACCTCCCATAACGGGAAAGAAAGGAGCATGGCGGTTGCCTTAAATCCGACTATGTGGATGGTCAAACACGACACCACAAACCCCAACCACTGACAGGCAACCAGGCTGACGAAGGTACTAAAAGATCCACCCACTGCTTATAGCAGTAATGCCATGCTCCATTAGTGCTTAATCAATCACCACGGAACTTCCGGCACATCGGATTTCTCGACAGGCGTGAACTTCGGTTCTTCCGCAGCAGACTCATCGAGTCCCTTCTGAATCCTCGTCTTCAGAGGTTTGCACTTGCCGTTGCGGACATCGTCCACAGTTTCAAACTTGCCGATTTCAGTGATGGTCTTGATCTCGGTGGCTCCATCCTTTTCCTTCTTGTACTTGTACTCACGGATGTTGATGCCGACCTTTTTGCCTTTCAACTTCTTCTCATCCCAATCCCAAGCGTAGCCAGGATTGCTCTCCTGCACACACCACAGGTTCCCTTCAAACGCCCTCTTCTTCCAGTCATCGTCCCCGTCTTTCGGAGGATAAAGCCGGAATCTGCCGTTGAACTGTACGGTATCTCCGAACCGTTCCTTCTGATCTTCGTAGACTTCCGTATACCTGTTCTTGTATTCACCTTCAATGATGTCCAGCATCATCTCGATGTAATCACTGCTTCCTTCACCCTCAACGAAGCGTACATTCTTGATCTCTGCAACGTATGCTCCGACAGGGGGATACTCGATAAAACCTCCGCTCTTTTTCGCTTCAAATCCACCGTAACTCGCTTTCATTTTTTCATTTCCTCCGCTTTCACTTGATTTAATATAGTCAAAGGGCAGTTGCACCCAATGATCTCTTTGGAAAACAGGATGTCCTCCGTAAGTCCGCATTTGTCCCTGTCGAGTCCGTCATAATGCCGTAGAAATGGGCACCATTTACATTTGACTTCTTCTTCAGGAAATGCAACCTGAATAGTGGTTTCCGCAAACGTGTAACTTGTGACACCTTTATCAAATCTTCCCATGATGTCACCCCAGTTTGTCTACTTTCGTTACGGCTGCGCCAGCGGTTTCCTTCTTCTGCTTCTTCTCAACCGGTGTTCCGACCTTTGCGAGTCCGTAGTACTCTCTGATGGCAGTGTCAACCGCTTTCAAATCGTTGTCCATCTCCAGGGGGAACATGTCCATAGGAGATTTTGCAGTGGTAACCCCGTCACTCTGCGTAATAAACTTGTGGCTCTTCCCGTCTGTTACACAATTCAGAACGATTGTGAAAAGGCTCTCCAGTGTCAGCTGGCTATCTATCATTTTTCCTGCGGTCTTCGCCTTGATCTTTGTCCCGTCCTCTGAACGATCCGTATGCATCATAAAGTACACGATTGTATCGTCAGAGCAGGAATCAACTGCTTTCACCATGTCATAGAAGTCTTTCGCAACGTTCGTGAACTTGTTATACCCAGTCTCGTTCACCTTGCCGAACAGATAAAAGGTCATTGCCAGTCCTGCATCGTCAACTACGTAGCAGTTCCTTGCATTCCGCTTGATCTCTTCCGCAATCCACTTCATATCGGAAGTGTTCACCATCGGAAGCTTCTTCTTGAAGGGAAGCGGTTTTTCCGATACATTGATGATTGCGACCTCGTTATCATTGAAGTTCCGGAGAGAAGCACTCTTTCCGGCTCCGCTCTCTCCGATTACTAATACCTTAACTGCCATTTGATTTTTCCTTTCTACTCATATATAATGAGTAAGTACCATCCATCTCGTTTACCGTGTTCACCGTTCGCTGCGGTGGATGCGGTTTTTTCTTCTCTTCGACTTGTATTGATATCCTACCGTCAGTTTCTCCAAACTGCTCATAACCTTCTTGAACTGGAGATCCATCTTGTTGTCCAGCGTGTAGGTCTGAATGGTTCCATCATCCATCGCAATCTTGACTGCTACCGGATAATCGCAGGATTCCTCTGTGATGCAGTGGATGTCGAGCAGTGGTCTTGCCATGTGTTTTCACCTCCTTGTCAGTTTTTTCTTGACCCCCGTGCTGACTCTCGATACCGGAACATCCTTTCCTTCACAACGGGATATCATCCACTTCTCAAAACTCTCTTCAGATACTCTGATTCGCTTTCTGACACTTCCGCTGATGGTTACCGGATGCATCTCCTGCATCATGCCCATCGCAGTTCGCCGTGCAACCCCAAGCCGTTCTGCCACCTGGTCTGCGTTCAGCCAAACAGTCATGTCATCTGCTCCCAGCAAGCCACATCAGGATGATCGTCAGCGGAACTAATCCACATATCGTAAGGTGGATAAGGCTTCTTTCCATCTTCTGCTCCATCATCCGCATGGCTTTCCGTTCCTTTGGACTCGGCTTGCTGAAGCTTAACCACCGGCAGTACTGAATACCTTTTTGCGATGGGGTCATCATAGACAATCCACGGCTCACCGGAAAACTTGAACTGCTCCATGCGGTTTTCATGCCATTCATCCTCCCCAATCCCAAGATTGTTGTTCTCCAGTTCAAGCATTGAAGTGATCGCCTTTCCAAGACTTCCGATCCGAAGGTGAAGCTCATATCCTTCCTTCAGCAGTCCGGAGTTTTTAAGGCACGTATACATCTGCTCACTGAAGATCCGACAGAACTGCATGATTGCTTTCATGTCATCGTACTTTTTATTGGTCATAAAAAACCTCCTGCTATGTTACATTTCATGTCACATCTGCTTGACAGTTATCATAAAAAAATAACATCGACTGTCGAATCCAACGCCTTTGCAATGGATAGCATCGTTTCCAGTGTTGCGTTCTCCTGCTTTCCGGTTTCAAGCGAGAAGATCGTCTGACGGGAAACGTTCGCCTTTTCTGCAAGTTCTTCCTGAGTCATCTGAAGTTCTTTCCTGCGCTCCTTGATTCGGTTCATTGTATCACCTCCGTTTGATTGTTTTTGTCAGATTCATTTGACATCACGTATCATAGCACCATATATTGTGATTGTCAACTATTTTTTACACTATTTTCAAAATAAATTTGACTTCCTATTAATAGCAATGTAAAATGTATTGTACAAAGGAGGACAAACAAAATGACACTAGGACAGGCGGTTGCTAAATACAGAGAGGATAACAAACTATCTGTACGTGAATTCGCAAAACGTTGCAATCTTTCTCACAACGCCATCTTTATAATCGAAAAAGAAATCAATCCTAGCACAGGAAAGAAAATCATACCGGATACACTCACCTATAAAAAAGTTGCAGACGGCATGGGCATCACGATGGATGAACTGTTCCAACGGCTGGACAAGAACGAACTTGTTTCACTGGGGACAAAGATGACGGATGATGACCGGCTTGAAGCACTGCATCAGAATCCGAAGCTAGGTCTGCTTTTCGACCGGCAGAGGAAAATGTCGGAAAAGGATATTGATTTCATGATTCAAATGGCTGATAGGATACTGGGTGAAAACTATGGAGAATGACATACGAGTTGTATTGGATAATCTTCCAACATCTGTTAAGGGATTTGTATACGTTGACAGCACATACAACCCATGCATTGTATTAAACGCTCGGCTTCCTGCTGAAGTGCAACGGGAAGCGTATGTCCATGAAGTGAAGCACATCCTTCACGAGGACATGACCAACTATGAGTACAGGGAGTATTAAAGCCATGACAGACAGAGAAGTATTCAAGGAAAATTTGAACAATCTTATGCGGATTTCAAAGGTAAAGCAGATTGATATCGCAAAGTATGCGGAAGTCAGTTATCAGACAGTCTCCGCATGGGTCTGCGGAAGAGGATACCCACGGGCAGAATCGATGGAAAAGCTTTGTAAATTTTTTGGCATCAGGCAGTCTGCCTTGACGGAAAAGCAAAATGATCTGCCGAACAACGAGGAAAAACTTCTCAAACTTTTCAGAAGCATTGCCCCCTATGGGCAGGAACAACTCCTGGTAAGAGCGGAGGAACTGAAGAAATTGTATCCGGCGAGGAGGAGACACAGTGCCGAAGCTGAAGAAAAGATCTGACGGGTACTACTGTGCATGGTACAAAGGCAAGCAGTTTCTTGGGAAAACAGAACCGGAAGCACTCAATAAACGTGATGATTACAAATATGAGTGTCAACATGGGATTGAGAAACCGGATCCTGTTCCTGTTATAGAATTGGCAGAAAAATATCTTTCTACAAAAGCAGGAATTCAAAAGAGAACTTATAACCAGTATGTCACTGTCATGGAAAAAATGACGGGCGTGATCGGAGATAAGTATGTTTCTGCTGTTACTCCTGCTGATATCAAAGTCATTTGGAAAGAATATGATAGATTATCTCAATCCTATATAAACAAAGCTAAGTTCCTTTACAAATCCTTCTTTCAGTATGCGATTGATAACAGATACTGCATATCAAATCCCATGCTTGCTGAATCTTCCAAACCACACAGTGGAACCAAGGGAACCCACAGATGTCTGACAAAAACAGAACAAAGTCTAGTTCTTACTGTTCCTCACAGATGCCAAACTGCTGCGGTAATTATGATGAAAGCCGGTTTACGCAGAAGTGAAGTACTCGCTCTTCGTGATGAAGATATTCATGATAACAGGATATATGTCAACAAGTCAGTAAAATTCGTCAATAATCGTCCGGTTATAGGTGACACGAAGAATGAATCGTCTGAAAGGTCTGTACCGCTGTTTTCTGCCATAAAACCATATGTAGAAGTCACAAAAGGATACATCCTCTCTGATGAGCATGGAGATATCTGCTCTGAAACTGCGTTTGTCCGTGCATGGGAATCATATATGGCAGAACTATCTGCTTATCTTAATGGTTCCACAAAGAGATGGTATCACCTTACAAAGAAATGGAAGCAGGAACATCCTGACGAGTATAACTATTACTTGGAACTGAAGAAACAGGGAAAAAAGGAAAAAGCAGAGCAATACCGGCTCTCCGGTTGGAGGGAAATCTCATTCCGTCCCCATGACCTACGGCATACTTTCGTTACGGAATGCAGAGACAAAGGAGTAGACATCCATATCTGCATGGATTGGTGCGGACATTCCTCCGAAAAGATGATACTGGAGATCTATGATCACCCATCAGAGCAACGTGAAAAAAATGCACTTTCCATGATGGATTCTGCTCCTACGGGTGTTTGATTGTTTTTTGAGATTTTTAAAAAGTTATGGTTTTTCTATGGTGTTAGACTTCATTTTACGGCATTTTACGGCACTAAATTGCATAATTTTTCCAATTATTTTGACAAAGAAAAACCCCAGGAGCCTTGATTTTACTGGCTTCCTGGGGAGTGAGCCCGGCGGGATTCGAACCCACGACCTTTTGATTCGTAGTCAAAATAATCTGAACTCTGCGACCGTTGATTTTACTGCATTCTAGCAGAATTATAAGCTATAACTTATGGTTTTTCTATGGTTTCCTCAAAGTCAGGCGGTTGGATTGTCATATCCTTCTTGTAATTGGCAGTGCTAATCCCAAGCAATGCGCCCAGGAAAGCATCAATAGCAGTGATCGTACCAACGATTTCCTCTGCAAACGGGAA